CTTCTCAAATTTAATAGAAGCTTTAAACAAAAAATGGTCACATACTTATATAGATGTACCAGAAGAAGATTCAATAGAAGAATCCGAGTTATCACAGTGAAACACTTTATGCTCTCTTTATGAGAGTATTTTGAGTTTCATTGGAAACTCCTCCTGTGTTGTAACTTGCCTCACCGCTTCGGCGGTGGGGTCTTTTATACACTTTTTTTTTCAAGCCAATATAAATAAGGAGATCTCTTATGGCAAATTTTAAAAAACTAGCGACTTCACCGAGCAGATATACTTTAAAAGAAGGTCGCCGCCATGGAAAGATTACCAATTCTAAAAGAGTTGAAGCAGCTGCGGCTGTTTTAGCAGGTAACTCTGTTGCTGTAGTAGCAGATTTTCATAAAGTTAGCACTTGTTCAGTTCGTAACTGGATTAAGACATTAGCTAAGAACAATCCACACCTAGTTTAAGTTTCTCCCGCCCCTGCTGCCCTTCGGGGTGGCGGGGGTTTATAACACTTTTTTTTTCAAATCATTTAAGGAAATTCACATTGGTAGAAATTATTGGAGTCTTTTTATTGTATGTATTAATTAAAACTTACAAGTCCTACGAAGATAACCAATAATTATAAAATTCTAAATAAGCAGAGTGCATAAGCACAATGTCTGCAAAAGGAAATAATATATGGAAGAAACAATTCTAGATAAATTAGAAGCAGATCTAGGATATAGACAATCGCTATTAGACAAAAGACAATCAGCTAGCTTTTTAGTTAAGATGTCAGCAAGAGATATAATTGAATTCTCTTATACACATATATTAAAAGGTTTAGAAAGAAAGTCAACTCTTGTTGAAGTAGCAAGTAGTATTGGAAGGAGATTAAGACAAAAACTAAGACAAAAACAAAATAGTGTGTTAGATGTACAAGGTGGCTGGTTTGTAATTATTAGCTATATTGAACTAGGTATACTTGGATATCGAAAGAAACATACTTATAGAAATGGTAAAAAAGATAAACATAGATCATTCTTTCTTTTCGCTAAAGATTGGCAAGCTATTAAAATGCTTATGGATTTAGTTGATACTGAAAAGTGTGATATGTTTCCTGTAAACACCCCGCCTAAACCATGGGTTAAAGATTCTTATCATGAAGAAACAGGTATAAGTGTAATCAAGAAAGGATATGATAATGCTCTAAAATATTATCAAGATCACGATATGAGCTACTTAGTAGATACATTGAATAAGCTAAATAATACAGGCTGGCGTATTAACAACTTTGTATTTGATATTTATAAACAATGTATGCACTCTGAAACTAATCCCTTTAAGTTTACAAAAGAGATTGATCCAATTAAACGGGCTTCGTTAATCATTGAAGCAGAAGCTATCCAGAGGTTAGCGGAGAAGCACATAGACAAAGCTTTTTATCATTTGTATAACCTCGACTTCCGAGGTCGCATTTACCCTAACACAGCCTTCTTACACGAGCAGTCTAGTGACAACGCTAAAGGCTTATTGTTATTAGATGAACCAGTGCCATTGGGTAAACAAGGTGTTTATTGGCTTTATGTTCATACTGCAAATATCTGGGGAAATGATAAAGTAAGCCTTGACGATCGAGTACAGTTTGTCATAGATAATGCAGAAACATTTATCGATTATGCTACAAACCCAATGACAAGCACTGATTGGATGAAAGCAGACAAACCATTTAGCTTTCTTGCAGCTTGTCATGAAATTAAAATGTTAGCAGAATGGAAAGGAAATACAGAAGACTTTCCTTCATGTTTACCTGTTTACATCGATGGTTCTAATAATGGTGTTCAGCATCTTGTAGCTATGTCTCAAGACGATGAAGTAGCACCTTTAGTAAATCTTGTTCCAAGCGATTTGCCTGGAGATGTTTATATGTTTATAGCAGATAAAGTTTGGGAAAGACTAAAAAGTAAAGTCGATAGTTTAGATAAAGAAACAATAGATCGATTCGAAGAAGTCTTTAAAAAAGCTGTATCATTGCAAAGAGCATATGACACTGCACCTGATAAGTCTGAAAGAAAATCTTTAGCTTTTCAAGCTGCACAAACATGGCGAAATCAAAATAGAGATATTCGTGAGAAATTGTTTGCAGTTTATTGGCATAATATTCAAGACAAGAAAGTGCAACGAAAAACAGTTAAGCGAAATGTAATGACGCTTGGCTATGGTGGTACGTCCTATGGTATGGGTCAGCAGGTGATAGAAGACACTCGTGATATATCAGAGTATCTAAGAGATAAAGAGCATCTCTGGGGCGCACTCCTTGGCGCTCTGGTGTACAATACTTGCTATGAAGAGCTTAAAGGGCCAGCTAAAATGTTAAGACTATTCCAAACGGTTGCTGAAAGAGCAAACAAGAGAAAAGTACATATGAGTTGGATTTCACCTATTACTGGATTCCCAGTAGTACAAGCTTATAGAAAACCCACTATTAAACGTACAGAACTAAAATACGGTGATGATATCCTAAAAGTACAATTGCAAGTTTGGGAAGAAACTACTGTTAATGAAACTAAACAGAAAACAGGTGCTGCACCTAATATTGTGCATAGCCTTGATGCTGTTCATCTAACTATGTGTATACATGATGCTAATTATCCTGTAACAGTTGTTCATGATTCTTTCGGGTCTCATGCTGGAAATATGGATAATATGTTTTATCATGTAAGGGAAAAGTTTGTTGAATTATATGAGAGCTTGCCTCTTGAAAACATTCTGCAACAACTAGACTCAGAAGATTTAATACCAGAAAAAGGGAACTTGAATGTCAGAGACGTCCTTAAGTCGGACTTTGCCTTTGCTTAAAGAAGGTAGTATTATCCGAATTAAAGCTTTTGAAACAATGCCAGAAATACCAACTGCAACCGTTACAACTATTTTTGAAGATGGTTTCGGCGCTATGTGTTCTGGTGTAAATATGTGGGAGTCTGATGACGACTTTTACATGGAAATGTATGATGATAATATCGATGAACTAGTTGATATTATTAAATAAAAAATACCTGACGTTAAAGAACATTTGTTCTAAAAACTAACTATTAACATATATCCAAGAGGAAATAGAAAAATATGGCTATTCTTAAAAATGTAGAATTATTCTTTGCTAAACTAGACGAAAATAAACCTAATGCAAGGTTTGATGCTAACAACCCTACATGGGAAGTTCAAATTCGTACTCGTGATAAAAAGCAAGCTAAAGAATGGAAAGACTTAAACGTTAATGTCAAAACAGATGATGATGATAATGGCGTTTTCTACAAAGCAACTCTTAAAAAGAAAACTAAGAAAGCTAATGGAGAACCACAGAATCCAGTTAACTTAGTAGGTGGCGATTTAGCACCTATTGACCCAAATACATTAGGTAATGGATCTATTGGCAATGTTCGTATTTATCAGTATAATTATGAAGTAGGTGGCCGTAAAGGTGTTGCTTCAATGCTTATGGCAGTACAAGTAACAACATTAAAGGAATATACACCAAAACCAAGAGAAGACGATTTTGAAATGACTGAAATGGAGGTCATTAAAGTAGCTGATAATCAAAGCGTAGATGAAGATCAATTTGCATCCAAAGATGAGTTAGAAGACTTAGACTTTTAATAATTAACAACTTAGGGGGAGACTATAATGGTTTCCCCCTTTCTTATTAAGGAAGTGATATGGAATTATGCAGAGGTGTATATCTAGCTGGGCCTATGGCGGGGTTAGATGCACGAGATATGAAAGAATGGCGAAGTTATGCTCAAAAAAGATTATTAGATGCTGATATTAAAGTTCTTGATCCTACTAGACGTATTAGCTATCATCAACAAATTCTTAACGATAGAGGATTAGATCGTAATATTGCTAACAGAATCTTCAAACAAGATTTAAGAGATATAGCTCGTTGTGAAGTATTACTTGTAGACATGAGAGATCTTCCAGGGATTAAGGGTCAAGGTACTGCTGCAGAAGTAATGTTTGCTCATATGAAAAATAAAGTAATTATTATGTGGGTAGCACCTATTGATACTTTAAATCCTTTTATGACAGCAATGGCAACAGAAATTCATGAAACTTTATCAGAAGCAGTAGAGGCTTGTATTGAACATGCAGGATGATCACACTATAACAAGTATTTTTTACGAAGTAACAATAGATGGAGCATATTATGACAGTTGGATTGGTTATGAAACCGCTGTTGAAAGAATAGAAGAACTTATAAAGGACAGTACAATAGGTAGAATTGAGCTTTTTGAAATAGAACGTTCTCAAACATGGTTAGGAGTTTGGAATGAAAAATAAAAGAACTTATACTGTAATTTCTTATTATTGGCACAAAGAATGGGATAAAGAAGTTTCTTGGCAAACCCACGAAGGTTGTGATTGGTCTTATGTCGAAGATTTTATTGAACATCAAACTGGTTTAGGTTATAAAGTAAAAGTTTTTGAAGAAAGGCTAGAACATATTGACACCTATGAACCTATAGAGGATGATGATGATGGTCAACCTGATTGGGAACAAGAGTGGGAAGACCTTTATGGTCTTGAAGATTATATTACAGAAAGGTTGTAATGATGTACAAAATTAATGTATCGAAGTATGATGGTCGTAATAGTTATGATAGTAGTAACTCTTATAGATTTTTCTTTAGAATTGAAGATGAAGATCCTTTTCGTATCAAAAAAGTTGCAGAATTAATAAAACAACAATATTTGTACCCTGATTATAATGTAACTTTTTATTATAGATCATCTAGAGATATAGAAACTGATTCAGATTTCACATACTGGAAAAAGGAAAAATAAAATGGGATTTAGTCCACGAATGTATGAAATACATCTTTGGTTAAAAGATGAAGATGGTGACTGGTGGTGGGAACCTTATGGTGCAGGTTACTATAGTTATGAAGAAGCAACAATATGGTATGATCGTTACAAAAATGGCGGACATACGGGTGTAAGAATTGTTGAAACCAAAATAGTAAAGGCATATGAAGATGGCATCGAATATACTTAATTTAACTACTTGCATGACAACAGCATATAATCATACAAATAAAGATGGTAAGTATCGTATTTATTGGGCGCATGTTCCTCAACATAGAGGTAAACATCAAGGTTATATTGGAGTAACTAAATTAACTGAAATTGATTTAGGTATGCGGTATGGCATTGAAATACCTGAAGCGCTTGATCCTAATAAAGTTAGATCTAAACGGAGAGTTCATGACTTTATGAATAAATACTATGATTCAGTTATCATAGAAACTATTGCAGAAGGTCTTACAAAAAAAGAAGCACTAAAATTAGAAAAAGAATTAAGACCTTATGATAATAAAGGTAAACATTTCAGTAAATATAATTGGAATGAAAGAAAAGGTGGATAATGAAGATTGAAGTATATTATAATCTCCACCATAAAATATTTTCAATAAAGTCCCGACAAGGTGAAAATTACGGAAAAGTAATAAAACATTCACCTCGTGTAGTGGTTATATCACCTACGTTTGCAGTACAGCAAGCAGGACGAAAAAGAGTATTAGAAACAAAACAAAAGAATGTACACGCATTTGTTAGAGGTCATGACTTACTTGAATATATAATTCCAAATGGGAATAAAAGATTAGTAACATATGATCCTTATAAATACGAACATTTTGTATTTACAGATACAAAGGAAAGAATATATAGCGCAGACATGGCTATACTAAGTAAAATCAACAATAAACCAGTTATAGAGGTGTTCAATGGCAGGGGTATCGCACGAAATACAGAAGAACTTTGTGATAGAACAGTTGAAAGGTACGCATGAGTTTGAAGTAGAAATAATTGCAAGAGTAACTCATGGTGGTTCAAATTTTCCAGGCTCAGATGAACCTGTATGGAGTTGTTGTGATATATTAAGCATCTATAATCCTAGAAGAAATAAAGAAATTTCTCAAAGATTAAAGGATTATTTGATTATGCTTTACGGTGATTGGTTTGAGGAGGACATACTATATGGATCCTAATGATTGGCAAAGACTAGATGATAGCTTCGAAGAAAGGGCAGCTATCTTAGAATACGATGCGGGTTTTACTCGATATGAAGCAGAACAAAGAGCAGCTCAAGCTTATGGTTTTAACAATAAAGCAGAGTTTAAAGTTCATATACAAAAACTAAAGGCAGGTAATATTGCAGTATAAAGTATACAGAAATAAAAACAGTGATAAGGCAGACTATATTGGGGATAATTGGCAACAGGCCATAGATTGTTGGTCTTATTGGACAGGCAATAAAATGACCCCTGTAATAAAAGTTTATGAATCAAATAATCCAAATCAGATGTTGTTATACGTAGCTAGTACACAACGATGCATACATGATTGGTCAACATATTTACATATGAACCGAATAGAAAGACGCATTGCTAAAGAAACTGGTTTAATTACTATATATCCAGAAGATGATTTAACAGATCGTACAGGAAACATGGAAAAACAACCTGATTTAAACCATGAAGAAAAAATAGACTTTCATGGAAACTTTAATGATATGTCTAATAAAGAACAAGACGCAATCATTAACCCTAAACACTACAAAATGATTCCAAAAGAAGCTTACGCTAAATTTCCTAATGGTTTAGAATACATAGATCTTATGGAATACATTCTTAAACAACATAAAGGTGTTGAAGCTCATCTATTAGGGCATATATTTAAATATGCTATGAGACTAGGTAAAAAAGATGCTTCTTTACAAGACGCTAAAAAGATTGAATGGTATGCTAATCGACTAGTAGAGGTAATCGATGACAAACAAAGAAATTCATAATAAACTAATGTCAATTAGTATAGCTATAGCTGCTAATGATGACTTAGAGGCTCAAAAAGCAGTTATGGAATTACTATCTTACTTTAAATCTGATTATGAATTTGAAAAGAATGTTTCAAAAGTTTATGATCCAGATAAAGAATGGCCTGATTTTGTAGATGGAGCACCTATATGACTGAAGCAGAAGATATCTTTTTCTTAGAACAGGAAAAAGCACTAATTAAGGTTAAACCTGATACTCAACGGGCTTTAGACTGTATGGAAAGTGCTATGCATTGGTTACATGAAACTGAACCATATCAATCAGAAGTTTTAGATAATGTTTGTGGAGATCTAAAAGATCACATATACTTAATTAAGAGGTTACTTAGTGATAAAAAAGTTTGAACAAGCTTATATAAGACGCATGGCTAGAATGTATAGAGAATATCATTTAAATATGTCTATACGTCAAGCTGTTCATAAAGCGTATGAAGCTTATGAGATATATAGAGAGGCAGAAGTGGATATGATGTATGATAAATCGAAACTTAAGTGAATTAGATGATTTAGAGTTTGATTTAGGTAATGGTAAATATTCTGAATTGGCAGATTCTTTACAGCATTGGTCTGAATTGTTTTATAATAAAACATTAGATGATGCTTACGGAGATTGTATTGCATATCTTATTTACAATATGTCAAAACAAATGAGGAAAGTTGATGAAACTAGTATTTGATATTGAGGCAGATAATCTTTTGCCTAAAATATCTAAGTTTCATTGTGCTGGAGCAATTGATGTCGGAACTGGTACTGAGTACTGGTTTCGGCCTCACCAGTTAAATGAATTCTTAGAATTACTAGATAAAGCAGATACTATTATTGCTCATAATGCTTTGGGTTATGATGTTCCAGCTTTGTCCAAACTAACAGATTGGCAACCTAAAGCAAGTGTTCAATGTACTAAAGTTATGTCTCAAGTTCTTAATTATCGTAGATTTGGGTTTGGACATTCATTAAAACTTTGGGGTGAAAAGTTTGGAGATAATAAACTAGACTATGCAGGTGGCTTTGAAGAGTTTAACGAAGAAATGTTTGTATATATGCAACAAGATGTTAGACTAACAGTCAAGGTCTATAAGTATTTGTGTAGAGAATTAGTAGAGTACATTAAACGTGATAAGTCTAAATCTATTTTAAAAGCATTACGCTCTGAAATGGAAATGGATAGAATAATGGCAGAGCAGTGTGAGAATGGTTGGTTATTTGACAGGGAAACCGCAGAAAACCTTAAGCTTACTATTGACAACAAAATGACGGAAATATCAGCGTTTATTAATCCGTTGTTGCCAGCTAAGGCTGTAGTTGTAGATCCTGATACAACAATAGAACACGAACCAATTACAGGAAAACGCTATGCAACAGCAAAAACTCCAACTTACACGAAAGCAGGAAAACTCACTTCCCATATTATCAAGTGGTTTGGGCCTGATATGGGCAGCACTGTTGATGATTCCAAAATTTTGGGTTCTTACAGTAGGGTTGATTTTCACGTTGGTGATATTGGTAACACTGATACGGTTAAGTCTTATTTGGGAACAATTGGTTGGAAACCAGACGAATGGAATTGGAAAAAAGTTAACGGAGAATTTATCAAAGTCTCTGCCAAGCTCTCAGACAGTTCCTTGGAAGGACTCGGAGATGTAGGTCAAGCCTTAATGGAGTATTATACCTTAAGATCTCGTAAGTCAATCTTAGAAGGTTGGTTCCAATATCTAGACGACAATAGTAGACTACATGGTGATGTATTTAATATTGGTACACCTACTTTCAGACAAACACATAAAATTATTGCTAACTTACCTTCAGGAAAAGCAACCCTTGGCCCTGAGTTTAGACGATTGTTTATTACTTCTGATGGTTATAAACTAGTTAGTGCTGATTCAGCTGCTTGTCAACTTCGTCTTTTAGCTCATTTTATGAATGATCCTAAATTTACTAAAACAGTATTAGAGGGTGACATCCATCAAATGAATGCTGATATTATTGGCTGTACGAGAAATGAAGCTAAGCGATTTATATTTGCTTATCTTTACGGAGCAGGTGCTCAAAAGCTTAGCGGTTACATTAGTAAATCTGTTTCAGAAACTAAAGTTGCTATGAATAAATATAAGAAAGCTTTACCTGCTCTAGCAAGGCTAATTAAAAAATGTAATAATGCAATCGAAACTAGAGGCTTTATTAGAGGTTTAGATGGTCGTAAGATTATTCTTGAAAGAGATCAAAGACACAAAGCTCTTAATTATCTTATTCAAGGTGCTGAAGCTATTGTTATGAAGGCAACTGTTGTTATGATTGACGAACAGTTAAAGAAAGCAGGTATTAACTTTAAACACTTATTATTCTATCATGATGAACATACTGTGGAGGTTGAAGAAAACTATGCAGAAAAAGCTCGTAATATTATTATGAATTGTTTTGAAGAAGCACCTAAAGCATTAGGTATTAATATTATGACTTGCGGTGATTGTAAAATAGGAGATGATTACTATGAAGTTCACTGATGAATATGAGTATGAAGTTTGGTTCTTAAATTCACAAGAACCAAAGTATTATGGTCATTATGAAAAGGACGAAGCAGAGTATGAAGCTGCACTGTTATCTGAAAGATGGACACCTGTTGAACTTCGTGTA